GCTGTAAAAAGATGTTCAGGAGATAAGCAAATGACGAAATGGCACAAAACCGAAGATGGCTCAAGGACATACCTTACAAAAATAAACAGGGCAAAAAACATATCATGGTCTGCTAGTCAAGAAGACAACAGGTGGAAGACCAAACTTACAATTGCCGACTGGATTACCGAATCTGTTTTCACAGCAGAATTGCAGGGCGAATATGAATCAGAGAAAGATGCGCAGGAAGCATGTGTTAGGCATATCCAAAGGGTCATAAAAAGATTAAGAGGTCTAGTTGACGATGACACACGAAAGCGACCGACACCTAAGCAAATTGAAGTGCTTGGCTTAATTCGAGATTCAATTGACAAAAATGGATACGCGCCGACACTGGATGAAATGGCAAAACAACTTAATCGTTCCAAAACTACAGTTCACGGCCTAATTGATTGTTTGAAGCAAAAGGGATATATTGCCAACGATGCAAGCAAAGCAAGGTCATGGGTTTTGTTATAGAAAGAGTAGCGCATGAAACTCCACATTCCACGCAAGCAGAAATACAACGCCAAGAAAACCGTATACAGGGGTAAAAACTATGATTCGAAAGCAGAGGCAGCATACGCCAGACAACTAGACAATCTAAAAGATGTTGGTGCTGTTCACTTGTGGCTTCGACAAACATCATTCGACTTGGGCGAGGACACACGGTATCGCGCCGACTTTCTTGTTATTGAAACCACAGGAGAGTTTTACGCGGTTGATATTAAAGGTATGGAAACCGCATCATGGAAAAAAACAAAACGCCTTTGGAAAAAATACGGTGAAATGCCGCTTCGCGTTATCAAGAACGGCAAAGTATCAGAAGTGATAGGAGCAGCAGAACCATGAAACAAGTTCTATCATTTGGAGCAGGTGTCCAGTCAACCGCCCTATTGCTAATGTCTTGTAAGGGATTGCTCCCAAAATTAGATGCAGCCATATTCGCCGATGTTGGGTGGGAACCGCAAAAAGTGTACGACCATCTTGAATGGTGCATCGAATATGCGGGAAATTACGACATACCTGTGGACATTGTGAGACATAACAAAACGGGTCTAAGAGAAGATGTCATGAACAATATGACTAGCAAAGGTGGGAATAGGTTTGTTCCAATTCCTATTTTCGTTAGGCATGAAAATGGGGATGTTGCGTTAAGCATGAGGCAATGTACAAGGGAATACAAGATTGCACCAATAGAAAAACACCTCAGAGAAAACATTATTGGATTGAAGCCACGACAGCGTGCGCCAAAAGAAGTTGTGATGTTTCAGTGGCTCGGCATATCATTTGACGAATCCCCAAGAGCAAAACCAAGTCGAGTCAAGTGGAAAAAGCACGTATTTCCGTTTTTGAATTGGGGTATTGATTCCCCAAGTGGTAAACCTTGGAGAAGATACCAAATCATCAAATGGCTTGAAGAAAATTATCCTGAAATCGAAGTGCCGCGAAGTGCTTGTATAGGATGCCCATTCAGGGATAACAAGAGTTGGAGAGATATAAAAGCAAACCCAAAAGAATGGGATGATGCGGTTGAGTTTGATGAGGCAATAAGGTCTGACAAAACAGGGAAGAAACAAACAATGTACTTGCACCGTTCCTGCAAGCCACTCAAAGAAGTGGACTTGCGTTCAGATGAAGAAAAGGGGCAAGGTTCACTATGGGATAATGAGTGCGAAGGCATGTGCGGAATGTAAATGGCTACTGAACTCACAAAGCCGCTTCACAAAAAACTTTATCGGCTTCTGCAAAGCGGATGGATGGATAGGTACGAACTCTCGGAGAAAATGTTTCTATCAGAACGGCAAGTCACCGCAATGCTTACTGTGTTCAGGGGAAAGAACATAATCGTAGAAACACGACCGCATCCAAACCTGATTCGGAAAAAGCAATTCAAAATAGGAACGGGAGAAGATGCCGGGAGATATGTGCCGCAATCTCCTAGAAGCATAAGGGCAAGCAACGACTTGCTGATCGTGGAAATCAACCGTATTCGGATAGAAGCAGAGCGACTAAAAATAACATCAATTGAACAGATTGCCAGAAAAGCATTGCAGGCATGTGGACTAGCGACAAAATCAACACGATTCGACTAACCAACTTTAACCACAGATAACCACGCGACCGAGAAACGCCGAAACAAACCGAAAAAAATGCTATTATTGTCAAAAACCAAAAACAAGAAAGCAACAAATGATAAGAACAACACTGGAATCAATCGTATTAACTATTGTAGGCATATCTTCAAGTGGAACATCCGCAATCGGCCTAGCAACAATGACAACACCGCAAAACACAATCACCGCAGATTCAACCTGGATACCGCTAGGGTTCTTTCTTGGCGGTATTGCCATCACCGTCACAACGGTTTGGAAGGTTGCCACCCACAAAACTAAAACTGATGCTAAAATAGAGTCAATGGAGCAAAAAATTCTGTGGCTAGAAGAACAGTTAAAACAGTAAAATCGTTAATTTTCCTTTCTTGGATTGTCGTTACCTTTGCAGTGGCGGCAATTCTTCTTTCAAGGAGCATGTAATATGTGTGCGCTATACTGGAATAGACTAAAGGTAATACTCGGCATTACAATCGGGTCGTGCGCATACGCTTGCGAATCGTCAAAAATGGCAATAGACGAATCTGCAATATATGTGACAGACCAAGCCGGACAAGCAAAAATGATTGCAACGGATATATCTAAAACGACACAAGAACCCGATACGGCAAATAAAGCAGATAAAATTGTGGGTCATCAAGATAATATCATTGAATCAGCAAGCGATATACGAACCTCATTACACGGTGTGGAAGATACTATCCCGTGGTGGGCGCAACTTTTTAATAGAGGATTTGTAGCAATAGCCATAGCAGGCGTGATAATTCTGCTTTGGCAAACAGGAATAGGAATGTTTATCAAGAAGATATTTTGGTCAATGGGTTTGTTTATTCCCAAGCGCGCGTTGCGTTCCGCAGAAGTGGACTTAAAAACCCAAAGACATGAACATCCATTATCATTTGAAGAAGGTGTGGCAGTTCGCAGGACGAGTGATCCTGCATACGAATATGCCCGCAAGCGCAAGAAAAAGGAGTTAGGCGTATGATTTTAGCAGATGTGTTAGGAATGACGTGGTGGACAATTCTCATGGCTGGCGGCGGTTTTGTTGCTGGCGTTCTTATGTCAGGTTTTATCAAATCCCTTATCAACAGATAGGGAGGGTTTTCGAGGAGGTGAGGTTAATGGAAGTTGGCAAAGCGTGTCAATCATCAAGGTGTAAAATTTCCGACTCCCACAAAATCGTTGTTGGAGGGCATGGCGGTAAGTGGTCATGCCGCCTTTGCCAACACCATTGACCTAGAAATTGGTACAGAAATAAGTGATTGGGACCATACAGATGATTTTGTTCGGGTGGCGTGGTACGATGCTGCAAGGGCAATGTACGCGACATTAGCAATATGCGCGGGTGCAGAAATTACAGAAGTTCCAGAAAGAAAACCCCCAGACGAAAAACCGTAGCCACCAAACAACATAACTGCTATACTTGCTTCATGCGTGGATTATTCTTTTGGACTAAACAGCAAAATAACAGCATGGTAACAGCATAGAATGGTCAAAAATGATAAAGACCACAGACCAACTGGCGGGTTTTCTGAGGGCAATCAATATCGTATGAAAAAGGGTGAAACTAGAAACCCAAAAGGCAGACCAAAGGGGCGTTCAATACGAGGGCGGCTACGCGAAATCTTAGATAGCGAGGGTGGAGAAAACGTCATAGAGCAACTTTTGACAACAGCGTTAGACGAAGCAAAAGGCGGCGACTTTAGATTCTGGAAAGAAATTGCCGATTCGATAGATGGCAAGATTCCAGACAGAATCGCAGGGCATGATGGGGGATCAATTAAGATAGACGATGAAACACGCAAGCGGATGGACCAAATCATCGAAGCGGCAAATAAGATACATGAAGAATGACGATAAGGCCATTATCGCCGCATGTCGCAAATGCCCAAATGTCTTTGCCAAGTTTGTGATTGGATTCGAACAGGGCAATCTCCACAAAAAACTACAAAAACTCTGGACAGAACACGAAAATTCGTATGCTGAATTTCCACGGGGTCACGGAAAAACCGCGCAACTTACAACGAGAGTGCCGTGGGAGATAGGAAACAACCCATCGGTACGGATTAAATATATCCAACAATCAGACTCAGAGGCAAAGAAAACGACCTCACTCATAAAAACCATCATTGAAAGCGATTTGTATAAAATGGTGTTTCCTGAAATCGTGCCTGATATGGAAAGTTGGTGCAAGGCAGACTTCAAGATAAAAACTAAAAATTGGCAACGGGACGCTACTGTTGAAGCAAAACCAATTTTCGGGCGCGCTGGCGGTCGTGCCGATATTCTAATTGCAGACGATATATGTGACTTGCGCAACGCTATACAACAGGCGGCATTACGCGACCAAGTTAAAGAGTTCTGGAATACCAACTGGCTACCCATGCGCGACTTTACACGCGACAAACCGCCTAGAACATGGAAAGTCGGTACATGCTATCACGCAGACGACATCACGGCTGATTGGAGAAGATACCACCAAGAAAACGGAGGATTGCTTAGGATTCCAGTGGTGGGTTTCACCTCACCGTGGAAGGAGATGATTGGCGAGCAAGAACTTGAAGAAATACGGAAAGAAATAGGACCGTTTGCGTATGCTCGAAGTTATGAACTGAAACCCGTTACAAGTGATTTAATTGTATTCAGCCCGGAGTGGCTTCGAGATTCAATATATTCCGAAATACCTACATGGGAAAGTGAAAACGGCATTATGGTTGCGGCAATGGATTTTGCGTTCACGGTCAAGAAACAAGACGGAGACCCAGATTGGTCAGTATGCATCATTGCGTGGAAATCCCAAAAGGGTCAATTGTGGCTCAAGGACATCATTCGACAGCGTAGCACCTTCCCAGAGTTCGCCAGAGCCGCCACAAGAGCGATGGAGGCAGCAGGAGTGACACAAGCCGTTGCAGAAGCAAACGGACCACAATTAGGGCTAGTACAGCAGATGCAGCAAGATTGCAAGGTTCCCATCCGACCACTGAACCGGGACAAAGATAAAATAACCAGAGCATCCGAACGTCAGGGATTCATTGAAAGCGGAAAATTGCACATGCCATCTCAAGACGGGACAATCAGAAGTGACTTCAGGGTTGTGTTTGATGAAATGACTACCTTTCCAGTTGGTGGCCATGATGATACGGTTGATGCAATCATAGATTTAATAGAGTTGGTTGTTGTGATGGGTGAACCATTGAAGGTTTCAAAAATAGAAAACTCTCGGCGTGACCCAAAGGCAATGTATGGCATGAAAGAGCCAAAATGGTAAATCCTGTAAAAAGTTTTTTTTGTTAAGTGAAAACTACGTTCACGTTTCAGCAACAAAGAAAAGTTTAACAAAACATCAATAAAAACCAGCAAAAACTACACGTTTGAGAAAGTTGAAGACAGACTTTTCCAATGTGACGATTCATCACGCGACATTTATCTGTTGAAAAGTGTCTGCGCGCACGAAACGAAATTAAAATTCTGAAAGCGAAAACCACTTTTGGTAAAATGCACATATTGGGAATGAAATGATTTCCCGGAATGCTCTTTGACAATCGAATACGGCTCGTTGGAAAGGAAAAATACTATGGTAAAATTAGAACCAACATATTTTGGAATACCAAGACCGTTATATACTCACAAAAGATATTTTATGAGAATCTTGGCGAGTCACCCAGAAGAAATGCCAAAAGCATTTCCGAATTGGAATGGCACAGTCAAGGAACTACTTGACACTTTGCGAAAATCGCCAAAAGAGTATTTTTGTTATGGAAAGTTTTTGACTAAAGAAGAATTGGAGCAGGAAGACGAAACGTATCTTGCATCGCAATTAGAAAAGGGGTGCAAAAATGCGTGACAACAAACGTGACATCATGGAGGCGATACACCTTGCTTCCGCTTTACATCAACTGAGCCAACACAACAGACAAGTAGTGTTTGGCTTATTTAATGATTTGTTAATGCGGGACAAAGACAAATCGTTACTAAGAAACGAAATTGGCGAAACTTACAATCGTCACGGTGGTGTTGGAAAACCCGAAACAGGGAACGACCAATGAAAATCATGTTTCAGGTCACAATAGTAGTTAGTGTAATATGCAAATGCGGCTACGATGAATATGAAAATTATGTAATCGCTGAATTCCCAACGGTAAAAGAAGCAATCGACTTTGCATCAAAGTCAAACCATTGCAAACTTGAAATAGACAAGTATGCGTATAATGAGGAAACTCATCAATGGGGCAGACCATACGATGACGATTACGAATGCTTAGGTTTTACCGATGGGGAAATGGAATATCACGATAAATAAATAAAACAAACGAGCCGTATTCGTTTGCCAAGCGGCAGAAATCGAATCAACGAGGGATTCGACAATGCACCAAGACAAACCAACAATGACCAAATATCCGCGTATCGGGTTTTTTGCACGATGTATCGGAGAAATTGCTGATACAATCGGGTAATGGCACAGCGAGGACAACACGGCAAAAGCCAAGAGCGCGATGGAAAGGGCAGATTTGCCTCAAAGGGAAAACCCGAACTTAACAGCACAGGCCAGCCACTCGTCCACGAACCAAAAGAAAATCAAATAGCCACACCACCATTTGCTTCAGTCATTGAACTGCAAAGGTCGTATATCACGCACTTTACAAAAATACTGCGGCGTTCGGATATGGCTTTGCGGCAAGACCGCCAACTGCAACGCCAGATGCGGCGCGACCCCGACATTATGTCACCGCTAAACCAAAGACAATCGGCTGTGGCATTATTGGAATGGGAAATCATGCCAGAAGACCCTGCCGATGAAATACAAATAGAACAAGCAAAAGAACTGGAAACGATTTTTCAGAATCACCTCGTAAGACCCCTAGAGTTTTTTAAGTCATTATTAAATGCGGTTTGGTATGGACCCGCAGCCGTTCAGATAACACCAGAACAGTGTGGGGATTTGATTGTGCCGGGCGATTGGATGCCCATTCACTCGGATACTCTTGCTTTCTCCGAGGAAGGCGATTTGTCGGTTTATGTCGGTATGCGATATGAAGGAGATTGGACACACGGTCCATACGGATTAATCCACCATCTCGAAGAAGACGAACGAGAACAAATTGTCTTACATACGCATAACATAGAAGCCCCTGATTATGAAGTTCCCGAAGAAGCAAGTTACGCCTACAGTGGTCGTGGACTTCGTGACCAAATTTGGTTTACTTGGATGATGAAGCAAACTGCCCTTCAATTTTGGATGACATGGATAGAACGGTATGGGATGGGCATTAGAATAGGCACATATCCAGACGGAAATAGTGCGGGTCAGTCGGTGATGGAAGATGTGATGGAGAATCTTATTGGCGATGTTTCTGTCTTGATACCGAAACAAGCGGGTGGAGAGGATGCTTACTCTTTAGAGATTAAAGAAGTTAATTCAGCACAGGCAAAAACATTTGCCGATTTGATTGAGGGTTATCTTGCCGGATTGTGCAAGGAAATGATAATCGGGCAAACAGCCACCACGGAAGCAACATCAACTGGAATCGGCTCATCGGTGGGCGACCAACACGCGGAAACATTCAGGCGTATTATTCATTCGGATGCGATAAATCTTGCGGATACCCTTACTAATGAATTTGTCAAGAAATATCATGAGTACAATTT